GTCTTACAGCAAATTTATGTACGGCCTGAAACTGGCTGGTGTTGAACTGAACAGAAAAGTTCTGGCTGATATGGCAATCAACGATGCAGAAGGATTTGCTACACTGGCAGAGCTGGCTAAAAGCAAATTAGCTTAATAGAATTTCAAAACCCCGGAAAGTCTTATTTTCCGGGGTTTCTTTATGTTCAGATTTGGGAAAAATGGTACTGTTTTTCTGCCGTAATATACACACAATATACGCGCAATATACACACATCAGCTTTCCGGGATCTGGATTTTTTGCATTTCTGCCAGCAATTCAGAAGGGAGCTTGTGAGTGTAAGTGCCCTTTGTCAGATCCTTTACGGTATGTCCGATGATCAGTTTCAGACACAGATCATCCATCTTGTACCGGTCCGCCAGCGTTGCGAACGTGTGCCTGGTATCGTGAGGTGTGTGATCCATCTTCAATTCATTCATCAGGTTTTTCCATACAGTATTCCGGAAAAGCGTATAGTAATAGGCGTGCCCCTTGGTATTGGGGAAGAGATATTTGTTAGTCTCTTTATAGTATCTCCGGATGAAAGGCAGGATAGCATCGTGGATCGGGACCACACGGTTCCTGCCGGCATCGGTCTTTTTCCCGCAGATGATATACTGCTCATCAAAATTAATATTTTCATTTTCAATTTCCAAAAATTCAGAAGCCCGGAGTCCGGTATAGATCATGATCAGGATGATATCCACATAGAGCACGTTACGCTTGCTCCACAGGAGCTCCAGTTCAGCATCGGAAAATGGTGTGTGTGCCTCTTCTTCTGACTTCGTATAATCCCAGTCGCACAGCTGCGGAATATTAATGTCTACATACTGCCGGCGAATGGCGAAGTCGAACATCTGAGTAGCGACTGTTTTTGCCATAGTAACGGTAGAATTCGACTTATCAGATATTGCGTCAGCTACTTTCTGGATATCATCTACACGGATATTACAGATTTTTTTCTGATGGACATCAGCATAGTATTTGTATACAATCCCGTAATTGCGGAACGTGCTTTCGCCGGGAGGATTATTCCGGCTCCGCTTGAACGTGATCCAGGCTTCATAGACTTCGGCAAAGGTTGGTTCTTTGATATAGGAGATATGTTCCTTCACCGGCTTTCCGGAATTATAATTCGCCAGAAACATATTCGCGTCCTTTGACTTTTCAAAATATCCCAGATATTTGTACTGCTGGATGAAACGTCCGTTTACCTCCTTGTATCCAGAAGTCACACGAACGGCATAGGGTTTCCTCCGCTTTTTCCCAAGATATACAACAGATCCATAACCGTTAGGATTTCTCATAATACCATCCTCCTTAAAAATGGGTATAAAAATAACAGCCAGCGAGGAACGGGTGTTCCGCTTGCATAGCTGCTCCGAAGATGATACAATAATTTTGCGAGTGTTGTATGTATCTCTTCGGATATATACACTATATACGACCTCATATGGATTATGAGGAAACCGTTCTTGTTGGCACAGGAGCGGTTTTTTTATTTTGAACTTTAAATGATTGCGTATTTAGAATTTTCTCCTCAACTCTACAACCTTACCTACAATCCTTACAGGTTTCTCTTCGACTTCCTTACTACTAAAATACATAGGTTCATAACTAGGATTCAGAGATATCAAGGCAATGCTATCGGAATATTTTTTCAATCTTTTGCAAACACCATCATATCCATTCACAAGTGCAATAACGATCTCATCGGAGTCCGCATCGTCCTGTTTGCGAACAATCACGGTATCACCATCATGTATATCAGGTTCCATGCTATTACCGCTTATTTTCAATCCAAAAAACTCACCTGTCTTGGCAAGTACATCTGAAATTTCCTCCTCATCCACTACATCTGTAATAGCTTCGATTGGTATACCAGCTGCAACACGACCGAGGACTTTGATGAGATTATGACTGACGGTCGAAGATTTGTCTTCCATAAGATCGGATCGTTTACAATGGAAAATCTCACACATTGCGTCAACTTTATCCATTCGTGGCGTTTTGATTCCATTGCACCAATTATAAACAGAAGTAGTACCTACACCCAAACGCTTAGAAAGCTCAAGCTGAGTGATTTCGTATTTACCCAAGTAGTATCTTAAACGTTCTGAAAAAATTTTATTAAATTCACGTTCTGACATTTTATCACCTCTCGTTTTACTATAGTATACTCTAAAAGTGAGAATAAATCAATTCAAAAGGCAAAAATATTTCACTTTAAGTATTGACACACACTTTAAGTGATGGTATTATGTGGGTGTAACAAAGATATGTAATTCACGAAGGGAGAGTGGTGACATTGGAAAAAATACAAATTTCGCTTGCAGCTGCACGGGTTAATGCAGGAATGACACAAGAAGCTGTGGCTAGCGAGATGCATGTGTCTAAAAATACAGTGGTGAATTGGGAGAAGGGTAAAGCGTTGCCATCTTTTGCAGTAATGCAGACGTTAGCTATACTATATAATATTCCGATAGATTATATTTCTATGCCGATTAAATCCACTTAAAGTGATAGCCGGCAAAGAAAACTAAAAGGAGGGAAAGGGATGGAAAAATATATTGAAGATTTAAAAGGCATCTCGTATTACGACTGGATCAGATTAAGAGAAAGTATAGATCAGGAATTTAACCGAAAAATCGATGAGTCTAAGAAAAGCCTTAAACTCACCGATCCTGAAAATGTAAAAAAGATCATCCGTTCACAATTTGGAGGTAGATAGGATTAATTCGCCAATCATCGCCCTTATAGTAAATATGTACATAGTTAAGCCCATAGAAGCTGTCAAGAATGTCTTCGGGTCGCTTTTCGGGAGCGTAGACAGGAGCACCTTCTTTCCACCAAAGGTAAGGCGACTTTCTGTATTCACCTATTGTACAGTTGGGATCATCGTTCAAGCATACCCAGTTTCCTGCGAGGCAAGCGTAGATTTTTACCATATGAATTCTCCTTTCTTTTATACTCGGGTACGGCAATACCCTGTAGGCAAAGTATAGGAGAGAAAACTGGAAAAAGCAAGTATATGTTCGCAACAGATGAGTAGGAGGTGAAAAAAGATGAGCATTAATGACGTAAGCCTAATTTTAGCTATACTCTCTATTATTCTTGGCATTGCAACAATAATAGAGAGATGGAGAAGAGGAGGATGACTATATTTCAACACTGGGATTATCGAACGAAATCGGATATGTGCGTTTCCCTTTGTTTGAAAAAAGAGTGATAGAGGTAGTAGATTCGTGAAGTTGCTTATCATTGAGCTTTTCATCGGTTGAGACAAAGAAAAAACCACCAACTACACCATAACCATTTATTTCGAAGGGAATATCAACTGTATGTATCTTGATTTCATCCAACTTAGTATCACCAGACTTGCAATCGGCAAGATAGACAAATTGTGGAACCCAGTAAAATTCGTACGTTTTTGAATTTATATTAAGAAATATACGTGAAATAGAAATGGGTTTCTCAACTAGATTTTCAAAAGCGAGAGAAATAGTCAGTTCGTTTTCGCGACCACGTATTTCTGAAATAGAGTGATTCTTATATACAACATGCAGCTTCATTCGATTTTGCGATCGTTCATGTACAAAATTATACACAGACAATACAAAACCCAAAATTGCGATAACAAATGTGATGTTATCTGGTGATAGTAAATCTTGAAAATCTTTCATAACGTTCTCCTTTCTTTCATACTCGGGTACGGCAATACCCTGTAGGCAAAGTATAGGAGAGAAAACTGGAAAAAGCAAGAAAAAGTGGAGAAAAGGATAATGCCGGGATATAACTTCAAACATTTTACCGGAAAGACCAAGAGCGGTGATCCAAGGAAGAACAGAAAGAAAAAGATCCGGATTAAAAGAACGCATAGAAACAAATATGAAAATACATCCGGCAGGAGGTGAAAAGTCCATGAAAATGGAAAGGGTTTCAACCAGGAAAGCTGCTGGGGAATTATGCATGGATGTAGTTTCCCTGCAGCACCTGATGCGGCAGCAGAGGTTGCCGATCGGGATAGCAGTAAAGAAAGAAGGAAAGAGCAGATGGACCTATTACATCTACAGAAACCTTCTGGAGCAATACAAAGAGACAGGAGGACAAATTCATGGAAATGAAGAAATTTGAAGAATTCTACAGTCTGTGTGAAAGAACAGTCAGTCAACAGAGACTTCTGGGAGCCGAGGATTCAGACATTGCGTATCTGCTGACAGGGATGATTGCAGCACATCCGGAAGAAGATTATTCACCGGAGCAGGTAGGAAAGCTCTGGGGCCTTAGCATTAAGAAAGAAAGTCAGAAAGAAACGGAGAGAATCATGCCAGAAGAAGAGTTCCAGCTGTTTTTAAAAAAGACAAGAGACACTATGGTTGAGCAGTACGGAAGAGAATGCGGACGAGACTCGAAACGCGTGTTTTTGACCGGCTGGGTAACTGCTCCGACAGAAGATGTATACACGTCAGAGCAGCTGAGAAGAATCTTTGCCCTGGTGTATGAATAAAAATAAGTGCCGTTAGGGCTGCCACCCGTTCCGGCACTTGAAAAACATAACCATTTTTATTGTACGACAAGTAGAGGAGAAAAGCAATGAGTACAGGAGAATTAATAGGAACGATCGCATCCGTATTTGGATTATTTACCTGCAAAGCGGCCTTACCGGCACTGATCTGGCTGATATTGGTATTTGCTTTCTCCATCCGGTTCGAGAAAGCACTGGATCGGATGGAATGCGGGAAGGATGAATACAATTGTCTGGAGGATGATGAATAATGGGAAAATCAAGAGCAACGAAGCCAACGCGGAAACAGAAGATCCTGATGAAGAATGCAAATATGGTCCCGAAAAACTGGCTGGTATTGAAAGAGACCGCAGAGGAACTGGTTACAGTAAACCGCGGTTCCGGAAGAACCAGGAGGGTTCCGAAATGAACACTGAATACACGGTGAAGAATCCAGGAAGGGGAACTGGTTATCGGCTGCCATTGAACAACAATAAGATACGGATCCAGAAAACGTCATATGGGGATGCCATTTACGGTGAACTCACTGACACGATCGGCAAAATGGAAACAATCATGAAACTTGAAAACTGGAAAACAATGCTTGACACGGTACCGGTGCAAGAATGGCCGGCCTATATAGAAAAAAGCCGATCAGCGCACAACTGATCGGCTTTTCTACCCCAAAAGGTAGTCATATATCACAGATATCATTCTACTCCATGGGGCACAAAATGTCAAGAAAAACAGGGATGCTACGGCATCCCTCCAGACTTGATAAGCTTATTATATTATCGACCAGGAGAAGTAGAAAATGTACATGGAGAGCATCTGCCGGGCTGGTAAGACCAAGATTGTATGGAAGTACCATTGCTACCATGCAGGAAAGCCCGGGGAGAAGAGAAAGAAGAAAACGAATAAAACCAAAGAGTCACAGCAGAAGGTCAATGACCGCCAGACAGAACGGAGATTGACCGGGATCCTGAACGAGAACTTCGATGGAAGCTCCTGGTATGTGACCTGGTCCTACCGGGAAGATCTGAGGCCGAAGGACATCGAAGAGTTAAAGCTGCAGATCAGCCAGCTGCTCCGGGGCCTCAGGAAACTCTACAAGAAAGAGGGACTGGTTCTTCGGTATGTATGGACCGCAGAAGTGGGAAAACGTGGAGCTGTCCATATCCACATGGTACTTTCCGAGATTGATGCCAGAAAGCTGAGGGGGATATGGAAATACGGTTATGTGACCATGAAACCAATGGATCCATCCGGGCAATACAGCAGACTGGCAAGCTATTTCCTCAAATACTTCCAGAAAACCCGTGAGACAGACCGGCAGATCCAGAAACACGCCTACAACCCGAGCCGGAACATGTCCAGGCCGGAGGCACGTAAAGAGAAGATCTCAGCAGGTACCTTCCGGAAAAAGATCCGGGAACCCAAAAACTGGTACATAGACAAACAGGTAGCACCGGACAACGGAGGCATCCAGTACGGGATCACAGAGGATGGCTATGAGTTCATGTACTACATACTGGTAAAGGAGGACCCATGAAACACGTAGATATTTATCTGGAGAACGCCGGGAAGTCCGTGAAGAAGAAAGAGGGCTGGTATGGCTATGTCCTTGCTTACCAGGGGACGCAGCTCTATACCAGGGAAGGCTTCCAAAAGACCGAGGATACAAAGAACGAACGCGATGTTCGAATGCTCCTGGAAGCGTTATCAAGGTGCAAGCCATGTGAGACAGTGATCCACACGGAATCCCAGTATTTACAGGGAACTTTCGGCCGTCTGGCACACTACCGGGAGAATGGCTGGATGAAATCAGACGGTACCGAGATCAAATACAAGGAATTATGGCAGCAGGTATCCGATGCTGCAGTGGGGAAAGAGATAACCTTCCGGATGGGAACCCATGAATTTTCCGGATGGTTGCAAAGAGAGATACAGCACAAGGAGGAAAACAAAGATGTATGAGAAGTTTGGAGAATTTGATTCCTGGGAAGAGATCAACAAGGCAGCCAAGGCACAGTTAGAAGAGGGCGACCTGGATGCGATCAAGGAGATCGCGAAAGAAAACGGTCTGGACCCGGAGGATGTGGAGGACTTTTGCACCGGTACAATCGAAGAACTGACCACGCCAACACTGGCAGCGATCGGAAAACTGGATGCGGAAGCACAAGACCTGAAGATTGACGGCGTGCTGAAGGACTGGAAAGATTTTCTGGTGGAGCTGTGCACGGAAGACGAGTCGATGAGCCTTGCCGTGAGACGGAAAGGAAAAACCCTGACAGAAGTGTTTGCGCGGATCCTGAAAGAAGGATTCGACACAAAAGCCCGTCTGGATGACCGGATCGTGAAGGCGGCAAGGCTGAAGCCGCCCGTTTATATGGGAATACCGGGAAAAGCAGTGGTGCGGAAGATCATCCGTGAGTATTACCTGGAGGTGAAGGCATGAGAACGTTCAAGGGATTCAACAATAACCTGCAGGCAACCTGCGGAAAGGGGACTTTCCAGTACCAGCCGGGAGTACTCTACCGGGAGGAAAAGAGCAAGACCAGAAGCACAGGACTCCACGCAGCGGAGTATATCCTCGACTGCATGAGATGGTACCCGCTGAACGGAAAGAACCGTTTTTTTAAGTGTACGTCAGGAGGAAGCATCGATGAGGAGGAAGGATGTTCCATGGTAGTATCCACAGAACTGCGCCTGGAAGAAGAACTGAACCTGTACCAGATCGCCTACTACGCCATGGTATATATGCTGTACCATCCGGCGAGGGACTGGGAGTATTCAGATGCATACGTGACGGTTGGAAAAGAAATCCTTCCGGGGAAAGATACGAAGATCGCGATCGCAAGGGGAACCCATCCGGTGGTATACGGAACACAGGGGATCCTCGGGATGATCCTGGAAGATCAATATGGGGAGATCATAGGTGCCAAGATCGTCCAGGTGGGAAAAGGAGCTGAACCAGGAAAGCGCTATACCCTGACGGCGGACGGGGAGGTGTGGGAAAAATGAAGTGGAAACAACTGGAGACGGTACCGGCAAGAACCCCGAAGACAGATGCATACATGGCAACCGCAGAGGAACTGGGAAATGTCCTGATCCTGGATGTCTGGGAGAACAGGGAGCGGAAGTTCCGGTACTGCATCGATGTGGAGACCGGGCAGCATGGGTATCTGGAAGAAACCTGGAGCAGAGGGAAGCTGCTCACAGCACTGGCAACCAACCCAAATCACTATTGGCTGAAAGACGTCAGATACCCGTCTATCAACAGGAAGGAAAAGCAACATTGCCTTGAAAAACTGGGTCGTGCAACGAAAGACGTATACCAGGCGATTGACTGGGAAGAAGCTGGCTATGACAGGGAAAAACGCCGGGATGCGGAAAAGAGTAGGCAGGATCGTCTGGACACGTATATGGCACAGGCTCCGGAGCTCCCGTCAGACCTGAGGGAGTGGCTGTTTGAAAAGGCAGCAGGGGAAGATTACCTGATGAAGACCAAGAAGAAAGATGAGTATACCTGCACATCCTGCGGGGAAAAGTTCGTAAAGAAAGAACTTCCAGAAAGTCGGCACAATCAATTTGTCAATTGTCCGGAGTGCAAAAAATACCTGCAGATCAAGACCCGGACAGAACGGATCCGGAAAAACGCCCAATGCTACCTGATCCATCCGATAGGGGAAGATATGGTGTTAAGGGTCATCTATGCCCACATTGAGTGGAGATGTCAGAAGCACACAGTCACCTTGAACGAAGCAATCCGGGTCGTAGGCTATAACCTGTTCAGAAAGCGAAGATCCACAAAGAAGTACAGGATCTACTACCGGGACTGGCACTCATGGATAACCGGCAACCACGGGAATTACCGGGCGCAGCAGGGATACCTCTATCCGGGGAATTTTAAGGAAATCCTGAAAAACACAATCTACCAAAAAGCCTGGGCAACCCTGGAACAGACGGCACAGAAAGAATTGTGTATGAATTATAGCCGGTTACTGGCAGGAATCATGCGGAGCGGGAATTATGCAGGTGTGGCGGAATACCTGGCGAAAGGCAGGTTCTGGAAACTGTTACAGGAAGTGGCAGACGATACAGAATACCCGGGATGGAATTTTGTATACCGTGGGGATCTCAACCTAAACGCAGAAAAAATCGAGGGTATCTTCGGGATCTGCGATAAGCAGATGATCCACCGGATCCGGGACGAAAACGGCGGACACTGCATGGTCAGATGGATGCGCTACAGCGAAAAGTCAGGAAAGAAGATCCCCACAGAGACCCTGCGCTTCTTAGAGAGGAACGGGATAGACCAAGATGATATCGCATTATCCGGAAAATACATGTCCCCACAGCAGATTGTCAATTACATCATCCGGCAGCAGAAGGAACAGTACCCGGCATACACTGCAAACGCTGTATTAGAGCAGTATGAAGATTACCTGTCCATGTGCAAAGCTACCGGTAAGGATCTGACAGACGAGATGGTATACCGTCCGCGGGAACTAAAACGGAGACACGATGAAGCGATCGTAGACCGGCAGCAGATGCAGATCCTCCGGGAAATGAGCCGGGACAGCGAGCAGAGGGAAGCATATGCCAGGGAAATGCGGGAGAAATACCCGACAGCAGAACAGACCCTGCAGGAGATCCGGGAACGGTATGAGTATGAGAACGGAGAATACAAGATCATCGTCCCACAGACACTGATGGACATCGTACTGGAAGGGCGTGCCCTGCATCACTGTGTAGGAAGCAGCGAGCGGTATTTTGACCGGATTGAGGACAGGGAGACGTATATCTGCTTCTTGCGGAGACAGAGTGCCCCTGGAGTCCCATTCTACACGATCGAGGTAGAGCCGGGCGGTACGATCCGCCAGCACAGGAGCTATCTTGACGAGGAGCCGGGGATCGAAGAAATCCGGGGATTCTTAAGGGAGTGGCAGAAAGTATTGAAAAGCCGCCTGACCTGGAAAGACCGGGAACTGGCAAGGACGAGCAGGATCAAGCGGGAGCAGAACATTGAAGAATTAAAAGCCAAGAGAAATACCAGGGTGCTGAAAGGACTGGAAGAAGACTTTTTGGAAGCGGAGGCAGCAGGATGGAATTAACAGTGTTTAAAGATTATAACGAATATCACAACGAAGTAAGCGGGGTATTAAACCGCACAGTAGAAGATTTTGTATATACCGGATATCTCTTGAAACAGGGGCGGGATACGGACATCCTGAACGGATCCGGCTACAGCAATGTAAACGAATTCGCCTGGGGTGAATACAAACTGGATGCTACCCAGGTATCCCGGTATATCCGGATCAATGACAAGTTTTCTGAGGGCGGGTATTCCCCACGCCTCCAGGCGCAATACCAGGGATTTGGCTATGCGAAACTGGCGCTGATGCTGACACTCCCGGATGAAGTTGTGAAAGAACTCACACCGGGTTACAGCAAGTCAGAGATCCAGACGGTCAAAGAAGAGATCGAGAGCGAAGAAAAGATCACGGATATCGAAGTCCTCCTGGAAGAAAAGAACGAAGCCCAGGAAGAAATGGGGATGTTAGAAAAAGCCTTCCATGAACTTTTCCTGGAAAATCCGAAACTGTACGTGGAGATGGCAGAATTCCTGAAACACAACGAAGAAAAGCATATGAAGGAATTCCTGGTCCCGGATACGGACAAGATCTACAGCATCCGGATCCAGGGGACTGGAAAGGTCCTGATCTACATGAACGACAAAAAAGAGGATATCACGATTCATGCGATCCGGCAGCAGGAGAAGGAGCTGTATTCCTGGGAGCAGGTCACGGACTGTGTAAGCGGCATGACAGATCCGGATACAGACCCGAAGAAACAATGGGAAGAAATCTACGGGCAGGAATTCCCGCAGGAAGAAGAACCGGAAATTGCACCGGTACAACGAAAAAAGCCGAAGGTTGAGAAAACAAAGAAGCCGCCGAAGAAACCGGAAAAGAAAGAACAGCCAGAACCAGAGAAAAAACAGGAAGAGACAAAGGAGAAAAAGGAAGAACAACCAGCAGCTCAGCCGGAGATTCCCGGACAGACTGAACTGACAAAGGATTCCCCGGAATATTGTCCAACACAGACCAGAAAAGCCTACATAGACAATCTGACAACAGCAGACGCAGCAGTATATATCAGCCACGGACTGAACGTTGTGATCCTTGCCTATCCGGAAAAAGTACAAAAATGGTTGGAACAGGAAGTGGATTCGAAAGGAGAAGCAATTGAAAAATAGAGAAGTGAACAGCATCAAAGAGGTAGACCTGTCCGGAATGAAGATACCGGTCATATCCGTATATGAGCATCCGGAAGATTTTCCGGAAAAATGCGTGGCAAGGATCTTCGAGCTGGATCAGCCTACGGATGTGGTTATCGTAAAGAAGACAGTAAAAGAGATCAACAAAGATATAAGGAAACACACAAACATGGTGCAGCTGGCAAGAACGGAAAATGATGTTGCCAGCCTGGTGTGTATGTGGGTGTGAAATGAAAAAAAGAGATAGTATCATCCAACCAAAAGACGGCAGATGTTTCCTGTGTGGCATGCTGGATCATGAAGAGTATAAATACTGGTCTTACATAGAGAAACACCATGTATTCTTCGGGTCGAACCGAAAACACAGTGAAGAAGATGGCCTTACTGTATATCTGTGCGTAGCACACCACAGAACCGGAAAGGCAGCAGTCCACCAAAACCGGAAGTCTGATCTGATCCTGAAGCGCTACGCCCAGGAGATCTACGAAAGAGACCACACCAGAGAAGAATTCAGAACCCGGTATGGCAAAAGTTACCTTTAGCGGATTGGCGCTTAAAGATATATCACAAATACACAGAGGGTGCCTGACTCATGAGGCACCCGGAAAGGAGTAGAGATGATTGAAAAATTAAAAGGAATATTTGGAATACATAGTCCGAGTAAACAAATGTGGGAATGCGATACATGGCATAGAGACGATTTTCCACCGGTCGCCGAGGGAATGAAAAATGTGTCAATAGAGGTAGAAGTGCAACTGGAGAACAGAAAAATTGTCCCAGCCATCTACGCCAGACTGGATGGTCGCTGGTATCTGGCGGAGGGAAGATATCCAAGAATCCAGGAGAAAGTAATTGGATGGAGGAGGAAGGAATGTTAGAAATTGTAGATATCAGAGATGCAACAGAGGAAGAAATCAAGGAATATACTCGGAAACAGGAGAGTCCGGAATGGCAGCAGCAGGGGACTGTGAAAGATGTCATGAATAAATTGAGCGAACAGGAAAGGAGAAGTATGGAAAGAAAATATCGTGTATGGGATAAGGATAGAAAGGAATATCTGTCAGCAGGAAATGTGTTTATCGGAATTCACCCGGGAGAGATGCCTAAACAAAGTGAGATCTATTTGGATCTGATCGATAAAACGGAAAATAAGTATAAAAACAGATTCATAGTTGAAGCGTTCACCGGTATGAAAGACATTCATGGAATAGAAATCTATGAAGGAGATATCCTTATGGGACATGAAAACAAAAATGACCTTGCTGTGGTGGAATATGGAGAATTTTTCGTGATCGACGCTGAAACTTACAACAGAGTTGACAAAGTAATTGGATGGCACACTCATGTCCTGAAAACAGATGTGCTATCTGTGTGCGAGCCATTTTGCCTGACGATGCCGTTGAACGAAAATTACATAGCAAGAAGCGAATATTCGGTTTTAAAGAAACGAATCCACCAGACAGAACTTAAAAGAGTGAGAAAAGTTTAAGAAGCGGAGATGCGGGTGAGGATATGGATTTAGGGAGAGCAAGAAGAATCATAAGAAACATCTATGACGAAGAGACAGAAGTAGCGGATAAGATAACAGCCATTCAGGAAGAATATATCTGACATATATTTTTGTGGGGAGGTGATACCGTTGGAAAAGAAAATTGTCGAACAATATATAGATGCCTGTGAGTTGGTAAGAGAGACGGAGAAAGAAATCACACGGTTGAAAAAGAAGCGAAAAACTATTGTGCAGACAAACGTTTCAGGGAGCAATCCGGAATTTCCGTACAATCTGATGCACTTTAAAAGTGTTGGTACAATATTTACATATGAGGAGGATAGCAGATTACGAGAAGAAGAAAAAAGACTTGTAGAACAGAAGAAATTGGCAGAAGAATTAAAAATTGAAGTAGAATGCTGGATGAAGGAGATTCCGCAAAGAATACAGCGGATTATACGGTATAGAGTATTTGAGAAAAAGAGTTGGGATGAGGTTGCGATAAGGATAGGACGAAAGGCTACGGCGGAAAGTGTGAGAAAGGAGTATGAAAGATTTTTTAAGAAAAAATAAAAAATGTCCGATTTGTCCGCATTGTCCGGTTTGAAAGGTTTAAAATGGTAATCGTGGTAGAAGATAAACAGAGACAACAGTCCTCCTTGATCCGGCTATCAAAGTGCTGAAAGATAACCGGATGGCTCAGACGGTCAGCCAGTCCAAGAACCGTCACCCACTTCGGGGCGTAGCTCAGTGGTAGAGCAGCTGGCTTACATCCAGCGTGTCGAAAGTTCGATCCTTTTCGTCCCGATCGCCGATGATGGCGTACAACAGCCCGCCTACCTGAACAGGCTAAAGTAGTTCAGGAGCCCGTCAGAGCTGATCTGGCAGCAGGTCACATCAGACTGAGGCCTGCAGATGCGTATGCGCCTGGCAGAGATGCCGGGCGTTTTAAATGACATAAGGCACCCTTCGGGGTGCTTTTTCTATACAAAAAATTCAAAGAGACAGGAAGGTGAGGTGAGTGGCCAACTATGAAAACATAAAAGACAAAGGATTTGACAAACGAACCACGAACGAACTACGAGAAATCTCTTCAAAAGGTGGGAAAAAGAGTGGTGAAACCAGACGCCGGAAAGCCAACTTCCGGAAGACCCTGAATAAGCTCCTGACAGCAGAGATTGATAACGAAGAATGGAAGCCAGTTTTGGAGGCTCTTGGAGTGGAATGCACACTGGAGACGGCTATGCTGGCAGCGCAGATCAAGGCAGCGATGAATGGAGACACAAAAGCAGCGTATTTTGTTGCACAGTATGCCGGACAGAGCGGACAGACTAAAGCTGACGATGAGGAGCAGCGGATAAGAACCGATCGTGCACGTAGAGCCAGGGATCAGGAAGTTGGGGATAGGGATGATAAAAACGAAAATATCCGAAATTTCCTGAAAGCAATGAATCCGGATCCGGAGGAACTGAAGAATTTATTTGAGGAGGAAACAGATGCCAGCCAGGAAGAAGAGACCGGCGAAGTTTAATTTTGCACCGTTTTCGGAGCAACAGAGACGGCTAATCCATTTCTGGCGTCCGGGGCTGAGAACAGCGGAAAACAATTACATAGTTGCAGATGGATCTATCCGTTCTGGAAAGACGATTGCCTGCATTATAGGATTCCTAACATGGTCACAGGAAATGTTCAGTGGACAGTCTTTTATTCTGGCAGGAAAAACCATGTCTGCCTTGAAAAGAAACGTAGTAAGACCGATGCAACAGATTCTGGAAGCATGGGGATGGCCTTACGAATATATCCGGTCAGGATCAGAAGCACGATTAGAAATTGGTAGCAATACCTATTACCTGTACGGAGCAAATACAGAAGCATCGCAGGATGCCTTACAGGGATTAACGGCAGCAGGAGCCTATCTGGACGAAGCAGCCCTGTTTCCGAAGAGCTTTGTAGATCAGGCAGTCGGACGATGCTCCGTAGATGGTTGGAAGTTCTGGATGAACTGCAATCCGGCTGGACCGCACCATTATATCCGGGAAGAATACCTGGATCCGGAACTGATGAAAAAGAAAAAGGTTTACCACCTGCATTTTACCATGGACGATAACCTGTCGTTATCCAAGAAGAGAAAGGAAGCCTATAAGAATGCGTGGCCACATGGCAGCGTCTTTTACAAACGCTTTATTCTTGGAAAATGGGTGGCGGCAGACGGCTTGATCTACCAGCAGTTCGCAGATCACACAGAACAATATCTGATTGACCAGAAATGGTTGGAAGAACATGAAATTTTATATGCTGTGATAGGAGTCGATTTCGGAGGAACGAAGTCGGCTCATTCTTTTACTTTGACTGGATTTACCAGAGGATACCAGCAGGTTGTAGTGCTGGATGAGTATTACTGCAAGAAACGGATCAATCCGAAGCAGCTGACCAGTGACTTTATTGATTTTGTCAGAAGGGCGAAATCACGGTTCCGTGTAATGGAAGCGTATTGTGACAGTGCAGAGCAGACATTGATCGCCGGACTGGAAACCGCCTGCGTAAAAGAACATGTGGCAATAGATATCAGGAATGCGATAAAAGGGCCGATCAATGACCGGATCGCATTCTATAACAGTCTGATTGCACAGAGCCGCTGGAAGATCATGAGCCACTGTACACATATCATAGCGGCATTCGAAGAAGCGGTCTATGACGAAAAGAAAAAGAATATGGATGTCCGGCTGGATGACGGGGAAATGAACGTGGACAGCCTGGACAGTACAGAATACAGCACCGAAAGCATACAGAATGAGATTCTATATCTGGCGGCATAAGGAGAGAACATGATAACGATTAAAGGATATCTGGAACAACTGGGATACCACACCGTTCCAGATGAAACTTTTTCTCATATCGATGAATGGCTGGAATGGTACCAGGGATATGTGAAACAATTTCATACTTATTTGGTATACAACGGAATGAACCGGATTACACAAAAAAGAATGACGATGGGAATGGCGAAAAAGGTGGCGGAAGATTGGGCGAACCTGATCCTGAATGAAAAGGTAGCAATTAAAGCCGGAAAATACAGCGAACGTCTGCAGAAAATTCTCGACCGGAATAATTTCCGCGTGAGAGGAAATCAGTTGGTAGAACTGACTTACGCACTTGGAACTGGTGCCTTTGTGGAATATCTTGCAGATGGAGAAATTGTTGTGGATTACATCCGGGCAGATATGATCTATCCGATTTCCTGGGATAACGGGGAGATTACGGAATGCGCATTTGGATCTTACCGGACAGATACCGGAAGGGAGAGCATCTATCTGCAGATCCATAGGCTGGGTAGTGAAGAGGGAGAAAATCCGGATGCATATTACATAGAAAATCATCTGATCGATGCGAAAACGGGAGAAAAACTGGAACTGGGAGATACGGAAGAGATTATTGATACGAGGGCAGAGTTTCCACTATTTCAGATCATTGTGCCGAACCTCCAGAATAACATTGAACTGGACAGCCCAATGGGAATATCAGTTTATGCAAACGCTATTGACCAGTTAAAAGGATGCGACCTGATATATGACTCCTACCTGAATGAATTTGTTCTTGGAAAAAAACGGATCATTGTACCACAGAGCATGGCAAAGATTGAAATGGGACAAAGTGGCGATATACGACCGATTTTTGATCCGAATGATACTGTTTATTACGCCATGCCAACGGATCGCAATGACGACAATAAGATTACAGAGAACAACATGCAAATCAGAGCACAGGAACATGAACTGGGAATACAGAGAGCACTGGATCTTTTATCTTTGAAAGTAGGAATGGGCACCGGCCGCTACCAGTTTGATGCAAGCGGCGGGGTAAAGACGGCAACAGAGGTTATCAGCGATAAGTCAGACTTATACCAGAATCTGAGAAAAAATGAGATCCCGGTAAAGGCAGCAGTGATCGCAATGGGAAAAGCCATTGCGTTTCTTGATGGGAAGGAAGAAGTAGAGGTAACAGTGGACTTTGATGATTCCATCATGGAAGACTCCAGTGCAACCATAGACAAAAACACAAAACTGGTAAATGCAGGTTTACGCTCAAAGCTCACAGCGATCATGGAAATTGATAAGTGCAGTGAAGAAGAAGCCCAGAAAGAACTGGAACGGATTGCGCAGGAAGAACAGATCACCGGAGGAAATATCGACTGGACAGATTTGGAGGATAAGGATGAACAGGAACAGAAGGATGATCCATCCGAAGAGACAGAAGATCAGGAAGAAACCGAGAAAGAAAAGCAGGATCCTGGAATTTCTGAAAAGGATAATTAAAAGATGCTGGAACAGATAGAAAAAATGCTGCTGGCAGAACCTCTGGAGCATGCTTACCAGGAACTGGAAGCTTTGCTGATGAGAAATATCATCCGCCATGTGGTGAAATATGATCAGCTGATTGCTTCCGACGACTGGCTGCTACAGAAACTTGCCGAGATCGGGAAACTGAATCAGGAGAACATAAAGCTGATTGCAGAGGCAGCCGGCAAGAACCAACCGTTTTTACAGGAGATGCTTGATAAAGCAGTAGATACGGTCATGGATCGGATAGAACCGGGAATGGAAAAACTGGAAAAGGAAAAGATCATCCGGAAAGCAGTGATTCCGAAAAAGAGTAAAAATATCCAGGAAGCCATGAAAGCACTATATGCACAGGCGAAAGATGCACTGAATCTGTGCAATACGCATATGCTCTATATGTCCCGGGAAGCCTACAAAACTCTTGTGACAAGCGTTACTGAGAAAGAACAGGAATACCGACGGCAGCAGAAATATCTGGATATTCTGAATAAACACACAGTTGCAGAAGCAACTGGATCGGAAGCACGGCAGCAGGCGATCCGGGAAGCAATCCGGGAATTTAACGAGAAAGGGATTCCGGGCTTTATCGATAAAAGCGGGAGGAAATGGACACCGGAAGCCTATGTATCCATGACACTGCGGACAACCTCCGGGAATATGGGAACGGAAGCGATGTTTGCCAGAATGCAGGATCGTAATCTTTCCCTGTTTAAGATGAGTACTCATCCGGGATCCAGACCAAAATGTGCAAAAGATCAGGGAAAGATTTTTGACAGGAACAATGGAAGCGGTTATACCACGGATCTGAAGGGAAACCGTATTCGATACTATCCGTTGAATTCCTCATCGTATGGGGAGCCGGATGGAATGTTTGGGATAAACTGCGGACACCACGGAACACCGTGGATTCCAGGTGTATCTTCAGAACGTTATTTTCCAACGGAGGACGAGAAGAAAAATGAAGAATTGTATAAAAAGATGCAGACCCAGAGAGCCTACGAGCGGCAGATCAGGAAGGACAAACGTCTTCTGATGATGTATAAAGAATCTGATGATGAAGCGGCATTTCAGGGAACTTCGGAAGTATTGAAGCGCCATGAAGCAAAACTGGATGATTTTGTTACCAAACAGGATCTGACCAGGAGAAGAGACCGGGAAGAAGTTATAGGATTCGAAAAGAAAACGGCAGCCAGTGCCAATGCAAAAGCCCGGAAACTTATATAAATAATGAACAGTGAATACCACCAACCAGAACGGCCGGTGGTATTTTCAGTTGCACCGGTGCAACCGGGAAAGGGGAATATGATAAAAATTGATATTTCACCACATGGTCTTACGGTAGACGGCCATGCAGGATATGCAAAAACCGGAAATGATATCATATGTGCGGCTGTATCGGCACTGGCACAGGGACTGATTCATTCGTTGGAAGCCTTAACGGAGGATAGAATCAGTTACCGGCTGGTGGATGGGCACATTGATATAAACTACAGGAATCTGTCAGAAAGAGGAAAGCTTCTGATTGATTCCTTTTTTCTTGCAGTAAGCGATATACAGCTGACTTACGGAGAAGAGTACGTGAAGATTACGGTCGCCGGACGGGCGTAAAACGGAAAGGAGAACCTCATGAAAGAGATGAACATGAAAAAAAGATACTGGGTGATGAATCTGCAGTTATTTGCGGAAGATTTGGAAGACCAGGAACAGGATCAGGAAGAAGATTCTGAGGATGATACAGAAGACGATGATCAGGAAGATTCCAACGAGAAGAAATTTTCACAAAAAGATGTGGATGCGGCAGTAGAAAAGCGTCTGGCAAGAGAAAAGAGAAAGTGGAAACGGGAAAAGGAAAAGACATCAAAACAGACTCAGGAGAACACAAAAGAAACAGAAACATCATCCGAAGATAAAAAGAAGCTCTCCAGAATGGAAGCCAAACTGGCATGCTACGATGCGGGGGTACAGAAAGAATCTGTGGAAGATGTGACAGCTCTGGCCAGATCCTATATGGCAGCAGACGAAGAACTGAGTCTGGAAGAGGCGGTTGCAAAAGTAGTAAAGAAATATCCACAGTTTACAAAAGGCAAAACCGATGAGGAAGAGCCGGAAGGAAAGAACTGGGGAAAAAGACAGAAGGGAAAAGGCGGGAAAGATGTCGACGGTGTGACCAAAGCTTTCCTGAAGAAAAATCCTGGATTAAAGGTAGATTAAAACGAAGAGGAGAAAAAGATGAACTTTAAGAAATTTATGATGTTTTTACAGCTGTTCGAACATGAACACGAAGAAAGATATTCTAATCTGGTTCTGGCGAAGATCAGAGAGGAACTGGTACTGAAGGATGGTGTTATCTTCAACAACGATTATGAAGGGGATGCCGCCAGCGGTGCGGTCAAGATTCCAAAACGAGACGAAGAGGTAAAAGTATCTGATTACGATAAGGCGAATGGAATCGATGGAACACACGGATCCACAGGATATGAAAGAATGCTGATCACAAAAGATAAAGCGGTTAATGAGGTGATCGATGGATACGACGCACAGTCAGTACCGGATAATCTGGTCGCTGACCGTCTGGATTCTGCCGGTTATTCCATGGCAAGACAGATTGATAAAGATGCCGGGACTACATTACTTGCGGCTGCTACAACAGACAATGAAGTGTTACTTACAAAGGATAATATTTACAGCGTGATTGTAGACATCCGTGCGAGAATGAACAAGGCCAATATTCCGAATGATGGGAAACGTTACCTGTTAGTAACTGCAGACACGATGGCGTTAATCCTGAAATCACCGGAATTTATCGCAGCCTCTTCTCTGGGAGATGCGGTAAAACAGACTGGGGCAATCGGAAAGATTGCGGGATTTCTGGTCATTGAATGGAACGATAATACCGCAAATCTGCAGATGCTGGCAGGTCATCCACGGTTTGCTACAAGAGCAACGGCATTTGCAGTGAAAATCCACCTGCAGGATCTGAATGGATCCGGAAAATACATCGGAGCTTCTGCGGTACAGGGACGTAAAGTATATGATCATAAAGTGCTGAGAAGCGTAGCAATCCGTGCGGTATATTCGCCGGCAGCACTGATCCTGAGTGCTGAGAAAGGAACAGAAGCCGGAAAAACAAAGATCACGGTATCAGAGACCGGAACATTCCTGTATAAGAAAAACCCGCCAGAACGCGCCGTATACAATATGACAACGGCGCAGTATGGTGGAACTGCCCTGACAAGTGGTACGACAGAGATTGAAGCAGCAGAAGGTGATATTATCGAAGTGGTGAAAATGACATCTTCAAAAGTTGCAAGTGTTGGATACTATTTGGTAAAGGCGGGAGATATCGCATAAGGAGGCGATATGATGGCATATGTGGATGAAACTTATTATCTGGAGGTGTATAAAGGGGAGTCGGTAAATGGCTTCCCTTATCTGGCAGAACGCGCATCTGAAATTATAGAAGAGCAGACCATGTACCGTTTGCGAAAAGAAACGTTTGAACAGATGGCGGAGACATCGCAGACGGCAATAAAGAAAGCAGTATGTGCGCAGATCGAGCATCTGGATCAGCTGGGTGGAGCAGAGGCTGAAAGCGGTATGCTGGCGAGCGGGTCCCTGGGAAAATTTTCTTTTTCGGGTGCACAGGGAGTAGAGCAAGAAATCTGTTCACCGAAAGCGCTGCGTCTGCTGTATCCTACGGGTCTGCTGTACAGGGGGAATGGATGATGAGAGCGATCCCTAAGAAGCTATTGATCCATGATGCGGTCCTGAAACGGGAAAAGAAGAACGAATGGGGTTCTGGAGCACTGGAAATGGTTGCAGAACTGTCTAGGATTCGAATAGAGCCATCCAGCAGGATTACCAGGGATAAAAATAACGTGGAATACCAGCTTGCAGCTACTCTGTTCTTTGACTGCAAAAACAGTCAGCCTTTTAATCAGGAATTTCGGGAAGATGACATCATTGATTTTCACGGAAGTTTGCACCGGATCATATCCATAGAGCCGCTGTACGATGAAAAGAAACTGCATCATTATGAAATGGGGATGATACGATATGCCGGCTAGGACGAAGATCAGCTTTCAAACCGAACTGATAGCCAGGGAGATAATGGAGGATGGTGACCGTGCATTAACGCTGATCCGTGATGAGATCATCGAAGACTGCAACCAATATGTTCCGGTTCAAGGATCAGAAAAACATAATGGAGGTGGCGGATCTCTGCAAAACAGCGCCTTCATACATTCGGATCAGGAAGCGAAAGATGGAGAACTGGTGGTACGATGGGATACACCATATGCTCAGTATCAGCATGGAGGACTTGTAATGCATGGTACTCCAACAAACCGGAGCTACGGTCCGCAACATCTGAAATACACTTCCGCAGCAGCAAAAGAAGAGTGGACAAAATATGCAGCAGAACGCCATGGAGAACAGTGGTCTGAGATGCTGGATAAAGTATTGTGAGGAAATGATGAAACCAATTGAAGAATTAATGTTGAACATCAAAAAGGACCTGAAAGAGAACCTGCAGCTGGACGCCAACCTTTCTGAACTCCCACAAAATGGAGGGATTTATCTGGAAGTTGGCAATGTGACAGAAAAAAACTATATCAGGAATGCGCAATGCAAACGCACAGTTTCGATACTGTTTATGTGCAAACAGGCAGATGAGCCGAAAGCTATTGAAACGTTGGAAAAAATCTGCCAACACTATCGGGAACTTAAAAAACCACCAGCAGGTAAAAGCTATCGGGCTTTTTCTGCGTGCGTTACTTCCGGAACACATAAAACAGGGAGAACGGAAGATCTGCAGGTGGTCTATTCAGCGATTATCACTTACACGATTTATTAAAGGAGAAAGAACATGACAGTAAAAGAATTAATGAAAAAATATAATCCAAATCCGGATTATGAAGGCTATGTCACTAATGATGATTACGTTTTGGCAATCAATACAGGTGGAGAAAATGTGAAAGAAGAGGACTATCAGGTGGTAGAAATCGGTGTATCTGGTCTGGATTCCCAGATGAACCCGATCACAACGGACAAAACCTACATCCGTGCCGGACAGTCTACTATGAAAACCGGAACACAGCGTTCGTTTAAAGTTTCCGGCGATCGTTATGTGGGAGATGAGGCTCAGGATTATATGCTCAGCCACGGAATGAAATATGGAACCGGTAATTCTGTTGTTACAGATTACATCTATTTCAACATCCTGAATGGAAAAGGGGAAAAAGGAAGAGTATCCATCATCGTAAACTCAGATGGTTCCGGAAATGCAGGAGAATCTTCAGCAGTGGATATCGAACTGAAGAAAAACGGTTCTATTCCGTCAGAATACACTTATTCTGCGGTAGCAGCATAAAAGGAGAGATATATGAAGGGAAAATTAGCCGGGGTGGCAGTAGAACTGGATACATTGACAGATCCGGATGTTGCAAAAGCGTATGAGGACAGTATCGATGAGATCTTGGAGAAAATGTCAGAGGCAAAACTGAAGGAACGGGGTTCAGATGGAATCCGGATGCAGTGCGAAGTGGTAATGATGGCGATCCAGAATGTATTTGGGGAAGATATCAAAAATAAGATCTTCGGAGAACACACAAATCTGATCAAGTGTCTGGATGTTTTTGAGGAATACATGAACCTGTATCCGAAACAGGTAGTGCCACTGATTGAGAAAAAGTCAGAAAAATACAGCCGCCAGAGAATTGAACACTAATATCATTCTGGACAGGCTTCCGGAAAGCGTAGAGGTGAGGGGAAAAGAATACAAAATCTATTCTGATTTCCGAACCTCTATTTTGTTTGAAACGATGATGCGCAGCAGGGAATTACGACCGCATGAGAAGATCCGGCAGATGCTGCAGATCTATTACCCAGCGATACCACCGGATCGAGAAGAGGCGGTAAAAAAGATTCTGTGGTTTTATGCTGGGGGAAAAGAAACAAAACAAAAGAAGGAAGAAAAAAACAGAACAAGAAAATCATTCCGGAAGAATCAGACGGCTTACAGCTTTGAACAGGACGCACCGTACATTTATGCAGCATTCCGCAAAGAATATGGAATCAATCTTCAGAAAATAAAAAATGAAGAATTACACTGGTGGGAATTTCTGGCATTGTTTGACAGCCTGCCGGACGACAGTAAGATCATGAAGATTATGCACTGGAGAACTTGTAGCACCAGTGGACTGCCAAGAAAAGAAGTGGAACGGTTAAATGAACTGAAAGAACGATACAAACTGGTGGATGAAGAGAGCATAGAAGAAAAGATCTCCCTGGAACTGAGAAATCAGAAGATGCAGGAGTATGTTCAGAAACGTTACGAGGAGGTGGGAATGTGTGAGCAAGAAAAGCCAGGTAGAAATTGATATTACGCTGAATGACAAAAACGTAAAAAAAGATCTGCAGTCTATGGCGAAAGAGGCAAAGAAAAATGCCGGAACAGTTGTTGAAGCTATGGATAAAGCTACGCATTCCATTGAAGAGAGCGGGCATGAAACGAAACAGACCGGAAAAGAAATTGAGGATACGACCAGAAATGCCGGTGAAAATTTCGAAGAGATGGGAGAATCTGCCAGACAGATGGGAGAGGATACATCTGATTCTGCAAAGTCACTGGAAGAATTACGGGAAAGCACTGAAAAAACCAACCAGAGCGTAGAACGTTCACAGAAGAGCTTCATAAACTGGGGAAGCGCGGTAAAACTGGCGATTGCAGGTGTAGTAACAGTGGCTGCGACAGCATTTGGAGCAATTGCAGCAGGAACCGGTGCGGCAACCAGTTTCGGGATTGAATATAAAAAAGCGAGTAATGACATCCAGGCACAGACGGGAGCCACAAAAGAAGAAATGGAAGGCCTGTCGGATGCCATGAAACAGGTATATGCTGATAATTTTGGCGAAGACATGAACGATGTTGCCGAAGCGATTGCAACAGTAAAAAAGAACCTTGGCGGGACAGACGATGAGATCCGGCAGGCAACAGAAGAGGCGATTGCTTTTCGAGATACTTTCGGATATGAAGTGCCGGAATCTACCAGAGCGGCGAGCGCACTGATCAAACATTTTGGCGTAGATGCAAAAACGGCTTATGATCTGATGGCGAAAGGTGCGCAGAATGGTCTGGATTATTCAGGAGAACTGATTGATAACATCGATGAGTATTCTGTACAGTTCGCAAAAGCTGGACTGTCTGCAAATGAGATGTTCAATATTATGGCAGCCGGATACGATGCAGGATCCTGGAATCTGGATAAAATCGGTGATGCGGTAAAAGAACTGAATATCCGTCTGGTGGATGGATCAGATACCACAAAAGCAGGTTTGGAAGCCATTGGGATGAATGCAGATGAAGTGGCAAAGAAGATGTCAAAAGGCGGTGAGACTGCAAAAAAGACATATAAGCAAGTAGTAGACAAACTTGCAGATATGGATGATCAGCAGGCAAGAAATATCGCCGGCGTAAATCTGTTCGGAACAATGTGGGAAGATCTGGGACCAGAAGTCGTTGCCCAGCTGGCAGTTCTGGAAGGCGCATATGACGATGTATCTGGAACTATGGACAAGATCAATGATGTGAAATACGATGATGCCAAAAGCGCTCTGGAAGCATTAAAGAGAAAAACACAGGTTTCCCTGTTACTGCCGATTTCAGAGGACATCATGCCGGCAATCTCCGGAGCTACGGATGCGGCTATCGGATATATTGATCAGCTGGCAAACGCATATGAAAATCACGGGGTGAACGGATTACTGGACGAGGCAGGCGAGGTATTTGCGGAAATTTCTGTAAAGGCAGCAGCAGAGGCACCGAGAATGGTGGAAGCAGCGGTTGATTTTGTGGAAAATACCGTGGATGGACTGGCTGCGCATAAAGGAGAACTGGTAGAAGCCGGTGCAGATATGGTAAAAACTCTGGCTGGAGCAGCAGTTAAGATATTACCGACAGAACTGCAAAGACCGGTAAAAGAGGCAGTAAATGATATTGTAGACAGCTTCACTGGCGGAGGAATCAAAAGAGGTGCCCAGACGTTTGGGAAAATCTTTGAAAATGGTTTTAAAGTAGTTTCCAAGGTGACAAAAACAGTATTGCCACCATTTACGAAAGCAGTTGATAAAGCAGCTGACAACATGGACACGCTGATTCCACTTGTGGTTGCAGGTGCAACAGCATTTAAAACGTATAGCGTAGTTTCTGGCGTAACTAGTGGTCTGAAAAGTCTTACGGCAGTCACAGCAACACTGACAACAATGGAAAAGGCAAATGCACTGCAGCTTGCAGCATCTACTGGAGCACTGACAGCAAAAGAGATGGTGGTCGGTGTGCTGACCGGGAAAATTACTCTTGCAACAGCAGCGACAGCAGCATGGAACGCCGTACTGAATGCAAATCCTATTGCACTCCTTGTAACCGGTGTTGTAGCGGCAGGAGCGGCTCTGGTAGCGTACAATTTAGCCACAGGAGAAAGCAAAGATAAAGTCGGAGCCTTGTCTGAAGAAGAAGAGAAGTTAAAAAACAGAGTAGAAGAACAGGCAGACTCTTATAAACGTCTGAAGGATGCCAGGGAAGAACAGATGGGCAAGATCGGCGCCGAATATGCGAATACTCAGGCACTTGCGGATGAACTTTCCACGATTGTAGATGAAAATGGAAAAATCAAAAAAGGCTATGAAGAGCGTGCGAACGTGATTGTTGGGCTTCTGAGTAATGCACTTGGCATTGAAATTGACGTGACGGACGGTGTAATCCAGAAGTATGGAGAGCTGAAGCAGACGATTAATGAAGTGATTCAGACGAAAAAAGCAGAAGCGATCCAGAGTGCCATGGAAGACAGCTATACGGATGCTATCAAAAACCAGACACAGGCTTATCAGGATTATGCACAGGCGCAAAAGAATGTGGAAAAAACATCGAAACAATTAATTGATGCGCAGACTAAGGAGAAGCAGGCCAAAGAAAAACTGATAGAGGCTTCGAAAGAACAAGGAGCTGCGGTTATTGAGTTAAATACAGAATATCAGCAGGCAAAATCCGAGGTAGAAGCTCTTGAGAACAAACAAAAAGATCAGAAAGATACCCTGAAAGAATCAGAAAATACGTATCTGGGATATGTAGCGACTATCCAGAACTATGAAGGTGTTGTAGGAGCAATTGCATCCGGAGAAGCAGACCAAATTGATGAAGCCATGCGGAGAGCGGTAAACAGCTTTGAAACCGCAGAAACAGGAACAGAAAAAAGCCTGAAAAAACAGGTTCAGAACATGACAGACAATTATACGGCTCTTCAGGATGCTGTGAAATCCGGAGCACCGGGCGTAACACAGAACATGGTAGATGAGGCAGCTATTATGGTGGCGGAGGCAACTGCGGAATATGCGAAAGTTGCTCCGAATGCATCAAAAGAAATTGCTAAGCTGGATCCTGCAGTGATGAGTGTTCTGGCACAGGCAAACCTGCAGGGAAAACTCGGAAATGAAGGAAAGAAAGATCTGAAAGCATTAATAGACGGCTTGGCTGGTCTTGACTCCAAGACGCGGGATAAGTTTGAAATGGCTGTGGAAGGAGCCCTGGAGGGGCTGGAAGGATTTGATGAAATCAAAGCCAAGGCAGAAGAAAATGGAACTTCATTCCTGGAAGCACTTGCAACTACGTTGGAAGTACATTCACCATCGGTAGCGGTTCGGAGAATCTTTTCACAGGTTAATCCGGGAGCACAAGAGGGAGTGGAGGAAGGGAAAAACAGTCTTCTGGAAAAAGGAACTTCTTTGGCACAGGAATTTCTTAACAGTCTAACCGGTGGTTTGGCAAGCGGGAAAATTCAACTTACACAGGTGGGGCAGGATACAGCCGAAAGCGTAAAGAGCGGTGTGGAATCTGTGGATGCCACACAATCTGGCACATTATTCGGAACCCAGTACGCTACTGGCGTCAAAGCAACAACAGGTAAAAATAATATTGCAGCAAATGGTGTAGCAAAAGCAGCAAAGACAGGAATTGAACTGATCAAAGCACTGGCGAGCGGTACGGCATTTGGCAACCAGTATGCAACGGGAATCCAGGGAAAACGCGGAAGTGCCAACAGTGCAGGAGCAGCGTTAGGCTCAAGCGCAAAGTCTGGAGCTGGATATGCAAACCCCACCCCTGAAGGAAATACGTTTGGAAATCGATATACAGCAGGAGTCCGGGCCAATACATCAGGAGCGAGAAATGCCGGCAGCGGTTTGAGCGGCGCAGCACGCTCCGGTCTTGCAGTAAATGGATCCACGGATCTTGGGCGCAATTTTGGTCAGGGATTTATCAATGGTATCGGTTCTATGATGGGTGGAGTGATTAATGCAGCGGCAAACTTTGCAGCCAACGCGTTGAATGCAGCAAAAAGAGCGTTAGACTCCCATTCACCATCCAGAAAAACGGATAAATTAGGAAGCGACTTTGATCAGGGATTTATTAATGCTGTCACGAGAAGGACGGCAGATGTAGTAAAAGCAGTCAGCTATATGGGAAAGAAAGCGGTCAATGAATTTCAGGCAGAGATCTGGGACGGACTGGATATCGAAAGCATGATAGGAGAAGCGGATCTCGTT